TCATTGTCATGACTCCGTATGTCAATTTACCCCTAAACATTGCATCCAGCGCAAGAACTTTGCATAGGAGCAAACCAGAAATTTGTTTGGAAACACTCGTTTTAGAGGCATTCCAATGAGCAGACGTCGCTGGAAATTGATTCGACCAACCTCTCTGCGCAACGCCATGGAGCTGTGCAAGGAGTACGCAAGGGAAGTTCATAACAAGGGCATGCAACGCATCGCTGATGAGATGGGAGTGACTGATCACTGGACCGTCTACAAGTGGCTACAAACGGCTCGCATGCCGGCCTGCATGATTCGTCCTTACGAACAGGCTTGCGGTTGCGACTACGTCACACGCTGGATCGCTGCCAGCGCCGGTCGCCTGACCATTGAAATACCGTCAGGCCGCAAGTGCGCAGCTGAAGACATGCAGGCTTTGCAGGAACTGCTCAATACCGCCGCCGGAAAGCTGATGGCGTTCTACGCGAAGAACAGTGAAGCCGACGAAACATTGGCCTCCATTCAGACAGCAATGGAGTCACTGGCGTGGCACCGGGGAAATGTCAGCCAAAGCAGCAATCCACAACTCGATTTTGGAGACCAATCATGAGCGCCTCGATCTCGGCGGCAGCACGCGTTCTGCGGGTGCTTAAGGCACTGAAGGGGCACACGGTTACTGGGCTCAGCAATACCGAACTTGCCCACCTCACTCAAGACAGCCCGAGCAACATCACTCGCGCCATGCAGACGCTTATTGAAGAAGGGTTGGCCATGAAGCTCGACAACGGCCGATTTGCCCACTCGGTGGGGATGCTCCAGATCGCGCAGGCGCATGCCGAGCATATGGCTCGACTGCAGGACCGGATGCAGGAAATAAACCAGCGCATTGCTGCTGGCTCGACGAATTAAGGAGAACACCATGGCGCGAACAAAACAGGGCGTAACACCGGAGATTGATCTTCCCGCATTGGACGGCGAAGCGCTGACAGCAAGCCAAAATTTGATGGCGACAGTTCTCGACTCGCATAGCGACGAGCGAGACCTGGTTAACCAGCTCCTTGGTCAAACCCAAATGGCCGGGGCGTTTGAAGAATTTTCACGAACGGTTCGTGCTTCCAAACTGGCTTACGTCAAGGAAAACAAGCTTTACCGGGCCCTCAAGGGCAAAAAAAACACGAACGGTTCGTACTTTTCTGGCTCTTGGGAAGAGTTTTGTGAGGCCCTTGGTATCTCGCACGATAAAGCGAATCTAGATATAGCCAACCTGCAAGCTTTCGGCGAAGAGGCGCTGGAGTCTATGTCCCGCATGGGCATCGGCTACCGCGAAATGCGCCAATACCGCCGCCTGCCAGAAGACCACCAGGCCGCACTGATCGAAGTCGCCAAGACCGGCGACAAGGAAGCGTTCATAGATCTGGCTGAAGAGATCATCGCCAAACACGCCAAGGAAAAGGAGGCACTGACTCAGCGCCTAGACGAAGTGAATGCCGACTATGACGCCCAGGGCGAAGTCATGGCGAAGAAAACTGGTGAACTTGACCAGGTCAAGATGGAACTGGAAAAAGTCCGCCGTCGCGTTCAAACGCTGCCAGTTAGCGAGGTTTCAGGCGAACTTCGTCAAGAGGTCACAGCGCTGGCCTACCAAACCGAAGCAAGCATTCTCGGATCGCTGCGTGAAGGCTTCACCAAGCTGGCTGAGCATGCCGCTGAAAGCGGAGAAGATCATCGTGCATTCAAGGCCACAGTGATCCGCCAACTCGAACTGACGCTTGCGACCGTGCTCAGCGAGTTCCATTTGAACGGTGTTCTTGATGGCAGCCCGGCTTGGCTTGACCAGGCCGAGGGTTAATCCATGAACCCGGTACAAACCCAGCTCTTGGCTCGAATTGCCCAACAGGCAGCCAATGCTCCGCATGGCCAGCGCACTGCCATCTATAAGGCAGGTGCGGTCGAGCTGGGCGTATCGATCCAGACCTTACAGCGCAAGTTGAAGGAAGCCTCTGTGACCAAACCACGTAAGCGCCGAAGCGATGCGGGCAACAGCTCGCTACCTCTGAACGAGGCGCAGTTGATCTCGGCGGTTCTTCTGGAATCGATCCGAGCCAACAATAAACAGTTGTCGACCGTTGAGCGTGCGGTGGAACGCCTGCGCAGCAACAACATGATCATAGCGGGTCGCTTGGATGAGCAAACCGGCTCATTCACGGAGCTTTCAACGGGTGCAATCACCCGCGCATTGCGGGCTTATAAGCTTCACCCAGAACAGCTTCTGCACGACGCGCCATCGGTATCGCTGGCCAGCAAACATCCCAACCATGTATGGCAGGTCGATGCGTCCATCTCGACCCAGTACTACCTGGCCGATGACGGTGCACGGGTGATGAATCCTGCTGAGTTTTATGACGGTAAACCGAGCAACCTCAAGAAGATCGAGCGTCAGCGCCTTTGGCGCTATGTGATCACCGACCACACCAGTGGCACGATTTACCTGGAGTACGTCCTGGGCGCCGAGTCCTCGGAAAACCTGTGCAACGTGCTGATCAATGCCATGCAAAAGCGGCATGACTCAGATCCGTTCCACGGTGTGCCCTGGATGCTTATGACGGACCCCGGCGCCGCCATGACCAGCGGCATCTTCCGCAACTTGTGCCGCGCCATGTCCATTGAACTGATCATTAACCAGGTGGGTAACGCTCGGGCCAAGGGCCAGGTTGAGCAAGCGCACAACCTGGTGGAGCGCGAATTCGAAAGCGCCTTGAAGTTCCAGGCTGCTCATAGCCTGAAGCAAATCAACGAATGGGCTGGGCAGTGGATGCGTTACTACAACGCAACCGCGATCCACACCCGCACGCGGCGCACTCGTTATGGCGTCTGGCAACTGATCAAGGCTGACCAGCTTCGCCTGGCGCCGAGCGTTGAAGTCTGTCGCGAGCTGGCGGTTAGCACACCTGAGGAGCGCAAGGTTACGACGCTACTGCGCATCTCCTTCCGTGGTGCGCAATTCGATGTGAGCAAAGTTCCAGGGGTCATGGTCGGCGACAAGCTGTTGGTTACGCGCAACTGCTGGAGAGACAAGGACGCCGCCTTAGCGCTGCTAATCGGTGAAGACGGCCGCGAGCATTACCACGTCATCGAGCGCCTCGATGTGGACCAATTCGGCTTTTCCGAAGGCTCGGCAACCATCGGCGAGAACTTCAAAAGCCACGCTCAGACGCCAGCCCAGCTCTCTCGCAAAGTGTTGGAGCAGCTCGCCACCGGCACAACCAACGAGGAGGACGCAAAGGCTGCACGCAAGGCGAAAACCTTGCCCTTCGGCGGCTTGATCGATCCGCACAAACACGTCACCGACACCTTGCTCCCGGCCTACATGCCGCGCCGTGGCACCTCGCTGGACGTCAACGTGCCCACAGTTGACCAGGCCCCGCTCACGCACGTGGAGGCGGCGAAGCTCCTTCGCGCCCGATTGGGCTCTATGTGGTCAGGCGAAACCTTCGGCTGGTTGCAGAAGAAGTTTCCGGAAGGTGTTCCCCATGAGCAGCTCGACACCATCGAAGCCGAGCTGAACCGACCTGCAGAGGTGATGCGCCAGCCGCTCAGCCTGGTGCGGGCTGCTGGAGGCGAATGATGCTGAACCTAAAGCAAGTACTGAAAGGGCTGGGCCGACCTCAGTCGGCTCTGGCTGAGTCGCTGAAGCTCAGCGCAGCCACCATTGCCCAACTGATTAACCATGGTCAATGGCCTCGCAGCTTGGATAGTGCGGACTTACAGGGGCGCATTCGAGCGTTCCTGGTGGAGTCAGGGGCCAATGATGCCGACATCGCCAACGCATTTGAAAAAGTGGACCTGCCGTGCGCCAACACGACAGGTCCGGCCCTAAATGAAGAGCCGTCCGGGGAGGACGAACCCATGCTACTACCAAAACAAACACTGAAGGCAGCGACCCGCAAGGTATTCGGACTGTTTCGCGACCCCTTTGACGAGCTGCAGAGTGGCAAAGACATGTGGGTCAGCCCTGATATTCGCTATGTCCGCGAGGCTATGTACCAGGTCGCACGCCACGGCGGCTTCTTGGCGATCGAGGGCGAATCGGGAGCAGGGAAAAGTACGCTGCGCCGTGACTTGGTCAACCGCCTGCTGGAAAACAATGACCCAGTGATCATCATCGAACCCTACGTACTGGCGTCCGAAGACAACGACACCAAGGGCAAGTCACTGAAAAGCACCCACATCGCCGAGTCGATGATGGCTGCCGTCGCGCCACTGGAAAAGGCCAAGAGCAGCCCGGAGGCGCGCTTTGCCCAACTGCATCGTGTACTCAAGGAGTCTCATGCTGCCGGTTTTCGTCACTGCCTGATCATTGAAGAGGCGCACAGCCTACCGATTCCGACCCTCAAGCACCTCAAGCGCATTCTGGAACTGGAGATCGGCTTCACCAAACTGGTCAGCATTATCATGATCGGCCAGCCGGAGCTGGGCGTGAAACTCAGCGAACGCAACGCCGATGTGCGTGAAGTTGTGCAGCGCTGCGAGCGCGTGACACTTCCCCCGATCGAGGGCGGCCGTCTCGACGAGTTCTTGCGGTTTCGTTTTGAGCGAGCAGGTAAAGATCTGCGCGAAATCATCGACGAAAGCGGCATCCATGCCATTGCCGCTCGACTGTCACAAACTGGCCGACGCGGTGGCCGCGACGAGTCGGTCTCCCTTCTGTACCCGCTGGCCATCGGTAACCTGGTGATTGCCGCGATGAACCTTGCAGCTGAGCTGGGCGTGCCTGTGGTCAACGCCGACATCGTGAAGGGGGTGTGACATGCCTAATCTCTCCCTAGTACCGCCGCAACCAAAGCCACCGCTGAGCCTCCTGGAGCCAGAGTTTCAGCCGTTGCTGTCGACGTTCAACGAACTGACCCGCGACATTCGCGCTGCGGGCGTTCCCGTCCTGGAGCTGAGCCTTCTCGAAAAACGCATCGTTGTCTCGATCAACGATGTGGATCTGATTGCGCGCCGGTTTGCTCACGAGATTCACAGTCAGAGAAGCAAGACGGAGGGCGGCATGACCTGCCACTCAGTGCAGATTCGCGGCATCTACGTGTCATGGTTTTCCCGGGTGAAGGAGCAGGACCAATGACTGCGGAGTATCAAACGTTCGTGGTGGAGAACCCTGGGGCCGTTGACCTGCGAAAGCCGGTCCATGGCGGGCGTGTAGTTGCATGGGCTGATGGTCACGCATTGACCGCGATGGGGGCGCTTGAGGATTTCATCCGCAATCTGTCCTACGGCGATATCGAGAACCCCGAACAGGCTGCTGTTGACCTGATGGAGCGTATGAAATGGGCGTAAGTACCAAGCAGGCTACGGACCAATATCTTCTATTGCAGGGACGGCAATTCGCGCTCGATCTGCTCGAATCGTTTGGTGAACAGCTTTATTCGCCAAAAGGAGTGGCCCATGCAATCGCCAGGTTGACAGCCGCAACGCAAAACAAACCCGAGAGTTATGTAGCCGGGATTCAGGACATCGTCGAAGTGCTTCAAAAGGCCCGGCCATGAAGAGTGCGCTTTTAGAGAAGGCTGTCGCTGCAATGCGCGAAGCGGTTCAGTCCGACACCCCAACGATGTTCTGGGCTGAAG